CGACTGGGTGCCGGGTGGCTTTGGCACAGCCGACGCCGTGGTTCTGCGGGGCCAGACCCTACACGTCATTGACTTGAAATATGGTATGGGTGTGCGCGTTGATGCCGAAGAGAACCCTCAAGGGATGCTCTACGCGCTGGGGGCCTACGCTCACTACGCGAGGTTCGTGGACATTGAGCGTGTAGCGATAACCATCGTGCAGCCCCGCCTCGACCACATCAGCGAGTGGGAGATCAGCGTACCGGACCTGCTGCGCTGGGCGGAACTGGCCAAGCAGCGCGCCGAGGCCACGCAAGAACCCGACGCACCGCGTCTACCGGGCGAGAAGCAATGCCGCTTCTGCAAAGCGAAGGCGTCATGCCAAGCGCTCTACGACTACACGGCAAAGGTGCTGGGGTCCGAGTTTGACGACCTCGACAACATGCCCAAGGCCAACACGCTGACCGATGAGGAGATGCGCGCGGCGCTGGATGCCAAGCCGCTGATCGAGGGGTGGCTGGGGGCCATTGAAAAGCTGGCGAAGCAGCGCCTGGAAGATGGCGACAGTTTCCCCGGCTACAAGCTGGTCGAGGGGCGCAGCAACCGCAAGTGGGCCGACGAGCGCGAGGCCGAGGTGAAGCTGATCGCACTGCTGAATGACAAGGCGTTCAGCAAGCCGAAGATCATCTCGCCTGCGCAGGCTGAGAAGGCGCTGGGCAAGAGCCGTGCTGCTGAGATCAGCAGCCTGATCGTAAAGCCGCAGGGCGCGCCGACGCTGGCCCCAGAGAGTGACAAGCGACCCGCCGTCGGCGTGTCGGAAGAGGATTTCGGTGATCTCACCGAATGATCGCAGCGTGGTGCTGCACAACCTTGAAAGGTGAAAGAAAATGGCAAAGATCAAACTCAGCAACGTCCGCATCTCGTTCCCGAGCGTCTTCCGCAAGGCGACGTTCTCCGGCGAGGAGACGAAGTTCGAGGCGACGTTCCTGATGGACAAGGACGCTCAGGCCGACAAGATTGCGGAGATTGAAGGCAAAATTGACGCGCTGGTGAAGGAAAAGCTGAAAGGCGTAAAGCTGAAGGCCGACAAGATTTGCCTGAAGGATGGCGACGACATCGACTATGCGGGCTACGCTGGCAACATGTCGATCAAGGCGTCCTCGGCCAAGCGCCCGATGGTGCTGGACCGCGACCGCTCGCCGCTGACCGAAGAAGACGGGAAAATCTACGCGGGCTGCTACGTCAACGCGGTAATCGAGTTGTGGGCGCAGAACAACCAGTATGGTAAGCGTATCAACGCCAACCTGCTGGGTGTGCAGTTCGTGAAGGACGGCGAACCCTTCGCCGATGGCGTCTCGGCCAGTGTCGATGACTTCGATGTCTTCGATGACGTGGACGAAGAAGACTTCATGTGAGACCTAGAGGGGCGGCTTCGGTCGCCCCTCCCCACATTGCCGGATATGGAGGACACCCCTCATGGCACTGATACTCGACGTTGAATGCTACAAAGATTATTTCCTGATCTGCTTTCTGGATCGGCAGACGGGCAAGGTCGCGTCGTTTGAGATGTATGACGGCAAGCCGTTGAGTGTGTCAAAGGTCTCGAACTTGATGCGCACCAACTTGACGATCAGTTTTAACGGCAACGGCTATGACCTGCCTATTATCGCCGCCGCGCTAGAGGGTCGGGATTGCGCTGACCTCAAGCGCATCAGCGATGAGATCATCACCGGAAGCAAACCCTCGTGGCATGTGTGCCGGGTCGAGGGGTTTGATGTGCCGCAGGCGTGGGATCATATTGACATTATCGACGTGGTGCCGGGGCGGGCCAGCCTGAAGGTCTACGCCGGTCGGCTTGGATACCCGAAGCTGCAAGACCTGCCAATCGCCCACGATGCCAACATCGTTCCCGACCAGCGCGAGGTACTGAGAAAGTATTGCGTCAACGATCTGCGCGTGACGGACGCGCTGTATTGCGCGGTCGAAAAGCAGATCGCGCTGCGCGTGGACATGAGCCGGGAGTATGGGGTCGATCTGCGCTCAAAGTCGGATGCGCAGATTGCGGAGGTGGTGTTGCGGTCAGAGGTGAGCGCCGTCACGGAGAAGACGCTGCGCCCGACGAAGTATCCCGACGACGCGACGTTCCGCTACCGCGATCCGGGCATCATATCGTTTAAGAACCCTACCCTACGGGGTATCCTCAAGAACCTGAAGGATCATCGGTTTGAGGTAGGTGGCAACGGCTCCATCGTCATGCCGCAGTGGTTGAAGGACACGCGCATCAAGATTGGTCGCAGCGAGTATCAGATGGGCGTGGGCGGCTTGCATTCGTGCGAGAAGGGCCAGAGCGTCTACGCGGGATCGGGGTATCTGTTGGCCGACTTCGACGTGGCGTCCTACTACCCCAACATCATTTTGCAGCAGGGGTTGTCGCCCGACAACATGGGCGACGTGTTCACCCACGTCTACCAGAGCATCGTGGACCGTCGGATCAGGGCCAAGCGCGCTGGCGACAAGGTCACTGCCGACACGCTAAAAATTGTGGTCAACGGATCGTTTGGCAAGCTGGGTAGCAAGTACAGCGCGCTCTACGCGCCCAACCTGCTGATTCAGACGACGATCACGGGTCAGCTTGCGCTGCTGATGCTGATTGAGCGCCTGGAGGCGGCTGGTGCCAGCGTCGTGAGCGCGAACACGGACGGCGTGGTGGCGCTCTTCCCCAAGGCCGCTGAAGGGAGCGTGGAGGCCACTGCGTGGTCGTGGGAACTGGACACGTCGTATGAGTTGGAACGCAGCGACTACCGCAGCCTGCACAGCCGCGATGTGAACAACTACATCGCCGTGAAGCCTGACGGCTCAACAAAGCGCAAGGGAGCGTTCGCGCAGGCGGGGCTGATGAAGAACCCGCAGTTCGAGATCGTGTCGGATGCCGTTGCCGCGCACCTGGCCGGATCGGCAGACTACCGAGACGTGATCCGATCCTGCCGCGACCTGCGCAAGATGGTGATGGTGCGGAAGGTGACGGGCGGCGCGACCTGGCGCGGCGAGCAGCTAGGCAAGGCGGTGCGGTTTTACTACAGCAGCGAGGTCGCCCCCGACGAGACGATTAACTACGCCAAGAACAGCAACAAGGTGCCCCAGAGCGACGGCGCGCGCCCATGCCTCGACTTGCACGAGACGTTTCCCAACGACGTAGACTTTGAGCGATACGTCGGGATGGCGAAGATGGTCTTTAAGCAACTGGGGGTGAACAATGATTAAGCCTATTGAAACGCGATACAAAGGCTATCGTTTTCGCAGCCGCCTTGAAGCGCGATGGGCCGTGTTTTTTGACGATATGCGTTTTTCTTGGGAGTATGAGCCAGAAGGTTTTGTGCTTAACGATGGGGCACACTATTTGCCCGACTTTCGGGTCAAGACGCCACAAGGCAAAGATATATGGTATGAGATCAAACGCGGTGGTGTTTTTGAAGATGCCAAGTTTAGCGTGTTTTGCAATAGTCATTCCGACCACTCATCGTTTCGCGGGGCGCTATTATCCGGTGATCCGATAGAACACTTTGCACCTAAACGGCTCCCGTGGTCCAGTTACATCATAGAAAACATGGTGTGCCCGCGATGCGGTTTTATAAATCAGCCGACTTATTGCGATTTTTCTGCTGATTCTAAAGAGTATTTTGGCTGCGAGCCGTGCGATTTTGAAACACCTAGCAGGGGAGACGAGGAGCATGGTATTTTTGATATGCCAGTGCAGCCTCACAAAGGCTTAGTCCTGATTCCAGAAGGGCTTTACACTAAGTTCGTTAAAGAAAGAGTCAATGTGGCAGCGCGAAAAGCCCGTTCTGCCCGCTTTGAGCACGGTGAGCGCCATGCTTGAGCGCGACGTGGAACAGGCGCTGGTGCGCAGGGTGAAGGCGCTGGGTGGGACGTGCGAAAAGTTCACCTCGCCCACCAAGCGGTCGGTCCCTGACCGCATTGTCACGCTGCCGGGTGGCGTGATTATTTTCGTTGAGGTCAAAGCCCCCGGCAAAAAGCCGACGCCCCTGCAAGAGCGCGACCACGCGGCGCGGAGGGCGCTGGGTTGCGATGTGCGGGTGATCGACAGCAAGGAGGCCGCTGATGCTTTCACGCCATAACTTGCACAAGTATCAAGAGCGCGCTGTTGATTTCATCCTCAAGCAAGAGCGCTGCATGTTGGCGCTGGAGATGGGTTTGGGCAAAAGCGTCTCCACTCTCACCGCTATCAGCGACATGCTGGATGGCTTTACCGCGAACAAGGTTCTGGTCATCGCTCCGCTGCGCGTTGCGAACAGCGTGTGGGCGCAGGAGACGCGCCTGTGGGAGCATCTCCGTCACTTGCGGGTGTCGGTGGCCACGGGGTCCAACAAGGCCCGCAGGGAGGCTCTGAGCCTTGACGCGGACATCTACGTCATCAATCGCGAGAACGTGCCGTGGCTTGTTGAGAACTACGGCAGGCGCTGGGACTTTGATGTCGTTGTCATTGACGAAAGCAGTAGTTTCAAGAACAGCCAGAGCAAGCGCTTCAAGGCGCTGCGCAAGATGCTGCCCAACATCGACAGCGTGATCTTGCTGACCGGGACGCCCAGCCCCAACGGGCTGCTCGACTTGTGGGCGCAGATGTATCTCGTAGACTACGGCGAGCGGCTGGGGCGCACCCTGACAAACTATAAGCAGCGGTTCTTTGAGGCCGACTATTGGGGTCGCAAGTTCGAGCCACGCAAGGGGTCAGAGGAACAGATACACGCGCTGCTGACGGACAAGATCATCCACATGAGCGCGGAAGACTACCTCGACATGCCGGATCGGATTGACCTGTCGGTGCGCGTCGCGCTGCCGTCTAAGGTCGCTGAGGGGTATCAGGATTTCGAGCGCACGATGCTGGCCGAGTTGGACGACGGCGAAGAGGTTGAGGCCGCGACGGCTGCGGTGTTGGCCAACAAGCTGATGCAATACGCCAACGGCGCGCTATACACCGATCCCAACGGCAACTGGTCCGAGACCCATGCCGCAAAGCTAGACGCGCTGTCCGAGATCGTCGAGGACAACGAGGGCGAGACGATCCTTGTGGCCTACAACTACAAGTCTGATCTCGCTCGCCTGCTCAAACGCTTCCCACAGGCCAAACTGCTAGACAAGCGGCAAGAGACCATTGACGCATGGAACCGGGGAGACATCCCGATGCTGCTAGCACATCCCGCTAGCGCTGGGCATGGTCTCAACTTGCAAAAAGGTGGTGCGCTCTGCGTGTGGTTTGGGCTGAACTGGTCGCTGGAACTGTATCAGCAATTCAACGCGCGCCTGCATCGACAGGGTCAGACCCGCCCTGTGCGTGTGGTCCACATTCTCGCGGAGAATACCATTGACGAGCGGGTGATGGGCGTCCTTGGCAACAAAGACGCTACGCAGAAGAACCTGCTGAACGCGCT